GTTCCAGGGAAAATACCTAATACTAGACGTGGTAAATTTGATTATTTAGATGCAAGTCCGCATTATTTAAGTAATACTCAAAATGAAATAGCTTTTGTTCGTTATGATGATTTACCTAATCCAATGCTAGACGGCAAAAGACATATGCGTGTTCATGAATTACAAACAGATATTCATTCTCCACAATTTTCTCAAAATGCAGATACTAGAGAAAGTTATTTTAGCAAAAAAATAAATCCTTATAATCAAGATATAAGTTTAAAATTATTAAATGCTAAAAGAAAAGAAATTACTGATAAGCTACAACCTTATTTAGAATTAGGTAGAGGACAAACTGGATTAACAAGAGCACAACAACAAGATCTTGCAAGATTAAATTATAAGTTAACTGAAATTGATAGATCTTCTTTAGGAGGACTTAGTAGAGCTGGAGTTTTAGATGGAACCACAGGTGCACCTTTAAGCAGATCATATGCAGACTTTGTAATTAAAAATTTAATGAGAAAGATGGCTGAGAAAAATATTAACGCTATCAGTATTACTCCTTCTACTGTTAATAGTGGAATAAAAATGTTTGATAAAAATAAATTTGGAAATGAAATTAATTATGGATTAAATAGTGGTAAAGCTCTTTTAAAAGATAAAAAAACAGGACAAGTAAAAGAATCTTCCGAACTTTCTGTTAATAATAAAACATTAAGTAAAATAGCAAAAGATTATGGAGCTGTTTATAAACAAATGAAAGTTCCAAGAAGCAATCCTTATAAAGAATGGAAAGTTATTATTGAAAGAGAAGTTCCTAGAGAAGCTGTTGAATCAAAAAGAGCTATCTATGATTTTAAAGGTAGAAATAGTTATTTCTTTGATGACCATGTGGCTGCTTTTGACACAGAGAAAGAAGCAAACATATTTGCTCGTACATTTGGAGAAAACTCTAAAGTTAAAAACTTTAAGATAGATGATGCTAGAAATTACTATGATGCAATGACTTTGTATGCAGATAATAACATTTTAAAAAAATTCTTATTGCCACAAAGAGCCTATTATAGTATAGGTGGATTTGTTGATGAAACTAATATATTCAAGCCGATTATTTAAGATATCTTTATTTCTATTACTTTGTTCTTGTACTACAACTCAAAATGAGGTACAGAACAGGTTTGAAAATATATCAAAAAAATTTAAACATATAATATTACCGTGACGATACGAGGAGACTCCAAAGATTATAACTTATTAGATAATTGGGTAAGAATGATAAAGTTAAAATCAGATAATGTTTTAACTTGTGAAATAGGAGTTCGTGAAGGACTTGGTTCTAAAGTTATAATGGACGGTATGAGAGCCAATCGTTTACAAAATTATAAACATATTGGAATTGATCCTTATGGCAATTTAGAATATCAACACTATGACTACTCTCCGTCTTACACTGCAGATTATACTAATGAAATGAGATTGCAGTTAGAAAAAGATTTATCTGATTACAAAGAATTTAAATTGTTTCATATGACAGATAAAGAATTTATAAGACGTTATCCAGAATATGGTCCATTTATACTTGTACACTTCGATGGTCCTCACATGACTAAAGATGTTTTAAACGAAGCTATATTTTTTGCAGAACGAAGCATTATAAATACAAGATTTGTTTTTGATGATTATCAAAAATTTAATATGAAACTAATAGCAGATTCTTTAAAGTATTATGGCTTTGAAGAACTGGATAAAGGTGAAAATAAAATATGTCTAGAGAAGAAGACACCATAATTAGTTTGCCTTCTTATAGGCAACATTGGATTCATACCAAGCCTTATGGTCATGATATAGTTATTTGGGCAGATACAGGTAAAATTACAATACAATGTAAATGGCCAGATATGGAAAGATCAAACAACAACAGAGTTAAAAGAAAAGACAGTAGCAAAGTAGATTTATAGTCTATTTTGCATTATTATTAGGAAGAACAAGACCAACTAAACTTTTTTAAATGGCTATTGATAAAAATAATCCCGTTACTGATGAAGTAACTGTCGAAGAAGAAAAAATTGTAACTCTTCCTGGTGATACTGAAGAAGCAATGCAGGAAGAGTCTCAACAAGATTTCTATGCCAATCTTGCGGAAGATATGGATGACAGAATACTTTCTCAAATAGCAAACGATTTAATTTTTGATTACGAAAAAGACAGAGAGTCTAGACAAGATTGGGAAGATGCTTACATTAAAGGTTTAGATTTACTAGGATTTAAATACACAGAACAAAATAGACCATTTAAAGGTGCAGCCGGTGTCACTCATCCATTATTAGCTGAAGCTGTTACACAATTCCAAGCACAAGCATACAAAGAATTATTACCACCCGAAGGACCAGTTAGAACTCAAGTTGTTGGATTAGAAACAGATGAAATATCTCAACAAGCTCAAAGAGTAAAAGATTTTATGAATTATATGATTATGGAGAAGATGGAAGAATACACTCCAGAGTTTGATCAAATGTTATTTTATCTTCCACTTGCAGGATCTGCATTTAAAAAAGTTTATTATGATGCAATTTTAGAAAGAGCAGTATCAAAATTTATTCCTGCTGAAGATTTAGTAGTTCCTTACTATGCAACTGATCTAAAAGATGCTGCAAGAATTACACATGTTATTAAACAATCAGAAAATGATTTAAATAAAAAAATGGCGAGTGGTTTTTATAGAAAGATAGAGCTAAAAGAACCAGTAGAAACAAACAAAGATAAAATTCAAGACAAATATGACAAAATAGAGGGTGTTAACCCTTCAGATGGAGGAACTTTATACACAATTTTAGAAATGCATATTGATTTAGACTTGTCGGAGTACATGACTGACAACAAAGAAGATCAAATCAATATAAAAATTCCTTACATCGTAACAATTGAAGAAGATTCTAAAGAAATTTTATCAATTTATAGAAATTATAAGGAAGATGATCCTAAATTTGTTAAAAAAGAATATTTTTCACATTTTAAATTCTTACCTGGACTAGGTTTTTATGGTTTTGGACTGATCCATATGATCGGTGGCCTGTCTCGAACAGCAACTTTAGCTCTTAGACAGCTATTAGATGCTGGTACTTTGTCAAATTTACCTGCTGGATTTAAATCAAGAGGCATGCGTGTGCGAGATGACGATCAACCAATACAACCTGGTGAGTTTAGAGATGTAGATGCCCCTGGTGGAAACATAAAAGATCAATTTCAATTACTTCCATTCAAAGAACCAAGTGCAACTTTGTATCAATTAATGGATTATTGTGTGCAATCAGGTCAAAGATTTGCTTCAACTGCAGATATGCAAGTAGGAGATGCTAATCAACAAGCTGCGGTTGGTACAACTATAGCTCTTCTTGAGCGTGGAAGCAGAGTAATGTCAGCTATTCACAAGAGATTGTACTATGCAATGCGTATTGAGTTTAAATTATTAGCTAAAGTTATCGCTGAATACTTGCCACCGGAATATCCTTACTCTGTTTACAATGCAGATAGAGTTATTAAGGTAATGGATTTTGATGACAAGGTAGATATTTTACCAGTTGCAGATCCAACTATCTTTTCAATGTCACAAAGAATTACTTTAGCACAAACACAATTACAAATAGCTCAATCTAATCCTCAATTGCATAATATGTATGAAGTTTATAAAAGAGTTTATGAGTCATTAGGTACAAAACAAATTGATCAATTGTTAAATCCAGAAGTTACACCTCAACCTAAAGATCCAGCTATTGAGAATATGGAAGGATTACAAATGGTTATACCAAAAGCATTTCCAGAACAATCTCATGATGCTCATATAGCAGCACATGCAGCATTTTTAAAAACTAGAATGGTTCAAATTAACCCACAAGTGTATGCCTTATTACAAGGACATATTTCTGAACATGTATCATTTAAAGCAAACATAGAAGTGGCTCAACAAATAAGCCAAAACCAAGAAATGCAACAATTTGCTCAACAAAACCCAGAACAATATCAAGTTATGTTTAATAATGAGGTTGCTAATCGTATTGCACAATTAACTAATGAATTAGCACAGGCTGAGACCGAGATGGATGGGGCTAAACAAGACCCTCTAGTTATGTTAAAACAGAGAGAGCTAGATTTAAGAGCATTAGATATGCAAAGAAAAGCTCAAGAAGCGGCTATCAAAATTCAGAATCAAGATTCTCAATTTGAAGAGAAAATTGATGTTGATAAGATGAAGCTAGAGCAACAAGAAAAATCAGATGCTCAAAAATTAGCTCTTGCACAACAAAAGTTGATGCAAGATAGAAACAGAATTACAAAAGGAAAATAACATGTCTAAAAAAATAGGTTTAGAAAGTCAATATGCAAAACTTTATCCAGTAAAAGCAAACATCGGAAAATTTATTGCAATGGGAATTGCAAAAGCAGTTGGAAAGAAACCATCATCGGAATTTTCAAAACGTGCTATGAAATTAAGCATGAGTGAAACTCCTCCAACAAAAAGAGCTATGTCTGGAAAAACAGTAGAGATGTTAACAGTAAAACCTACAATCAAAGGTAAACCAGTTGGTGAAGGTACTAAAGGTGCTGCAATAGGAACAGCAGGAACAGGTCTTGGATATTATGATACAGTTATTAATGAAACAGATGTTGAATCAAAAATGGGTGGCGGAATGATGAATTATAGTGAAGGTGGTTTCCCAGATTTAAATGAAGATGGAAAAACTACTTACGCAGATGTTTTAATGGGAAGATTAAAAGGTAAAAATAAAAATGGAAAAAAATAAAAAAAAGAATTCTGGCAAAAGATCAGGGCCACCACCAAAGCGTGGCCCAAACCCTCAAGGTATAGATCCTTACGTAAGTCGTAATGAATTTAAAGAAGGTTTTTATAATCAACCAAGTCAACCACCAATAACTCCAGCAACTATGTATGGAACTGCAAGTGGTAAAACAATGTTTGAACCAAATATAGTAGATCCAGATACAAAAATGATTCAAGATACATTAGGTATGTCAGAAGGTGGATTTCTTGGTCAATATCCTGTTCAAGTAAAAAAAGTTCCTTTTAAAGGTACATTCTAATGTTGCCAGTGTTAAATGCTGTTGCTCCATTAGCTAAAATACTTTTTTCAACTATCGAGAAATCAGTACCAGATAAAGATTTACAAGAAAAACTAAAAGCACAATTGCAAACGCAGTTGATGCAATCTCATACACAAGAATTAACAGCAGCTGCTAAAATTATTGAAGCTGAAGCAAAAGCTGGATGGTTTGCATCTAGTTGGAGACCATTATTAATGTACGTATTAATATTTATATTAGTATGGAACTATGTATTAGGACCAGTAATTTTATTCTTTTTTAAAGCTGTTATAACTATAACTCTTCCAGGAGATGTATGGACACTTTTACAAATTGGTCTGGGAGGTTACGTTGTGGGACGCTCTGCGGAGTCAGTTGCTAGAACTATGGCTAATAAACCTCAGCCAAAAGAACAAGAAAACGGGTAGATCTTATCCTTGTATTATTATAAGTAATACACTATATTTTAATTATGTTTGAAAGATTAAAAGACCTTATAGCTAAAAACTATTCTGATAAAGAAATACAGAAGAAAAATAAT